TCTGTGTTGTTAAAGGATTCATTAACTCTTGGAAGCTGATCTACATTCTGTCGCTCAACTGAGAAGCCTACACCTGTACCGTTCATAAGGATGTAGAGTATCTCATCAAAGGCACGTACACTATCGACAGGGATGTAGGCACAGTTATACGCTGCTACGTTACACTGTTCCACAGCGGGACCAGATGTCATTAGCAAACGCATTGAAGGCATAACCTTTAGATTTAGTACAGCGTCTTCTAGTTCAGCCCGAACTGCTGCATCCATCACAAAGTTATTGTTACGGAGTAGTTCCTTTTCCATGTGGTTAAAGTATCTGCTTACAGTTTCTTGCCACGTTTCTCTACGCCCTTCCTCTTCCAACCAACGGGCATACCTTGACGTATGAATGTACTGTTGATAGGCAGTCATAGCTTGATTGCTCGTGTCCATATTAATCTCCTCCTTTTATACTAACTTTCATACCAACTACACGAGTACCATAGACTTCATCTAGCACTTCTTGAAGGGCATCTTCAAGTTGTTCGCTAGGGTCGCCATCTACTGGCATAGGAAACTCTTCTTTATCTATGTCTAATATGATGGCTACCTTAGCGCGCAACATCTTAGGCGTTACCTTTTGTAAGTGAAGCAAAGTTAAATACTTGTTGATCTTTTTCAAGGCTACTCTCAGGAAGGCGTGAGATAGCTTCACCCACATAGCTACTAAGCAATTCTCTAACCTCTTCATCATCCTCAATAGCAGGAAGAACTGAAGTCATGTACTCACACAGCATCTCAAGCTCACGCTTATCAGCCTCTTCAAGTGTGTTATCTTTAGATAAGGATATAGACACAGTTACTTCACCTGTCCATGTACCTTCATCATCTTCTGTGGGTGTTAAAATAACTGCGTAACTATTGTCTGTAAGGTCTGGATGTTTCATATGTTATTCCTATTTAAGTAGATGCCCAAGTACTTTTGTTCTGGCAGGGGGTAAAGGTTGGCCTGATTCTTTTAGCCATGATTGAGGTATAATACGATTAGCATATTCAATATCTTTTCTGACACACCATAGAGCATACGTTGTCTTAGAGTTTTTGTAAAGCTTATTGTTTTGATTCTCAAAGACTATACGTATGTCTAGGTGAGGATGTTGCTTCCTTATCTCGATGTGTTTTTTTCTATCGTTGGCTACCCACCTGCCCTTAACCTCAATGATAATACCATTGTCTAGTATGAAGTCAGGGGTGTAGGTTCGTACTGCGTAGTCTACCCATTCTATCTTAATGGTTTCGTACCTAACAGTGTTACCCTCTAGTTCAATCTGTCGTGCTATCTTATGTTCGATAACACTACGAAAGCCTTTCTTCCTTGCCGCTAAGACAAGCTTACTCTTACCCCGCATGTAGTACTGTCTTAGTTCTAAAGGAAGCAGGAAGCTCTTCATCTAACGCAGAGATAGCCATGTTGTAACAGTTTGCTTTAGCAGTAAAAGAGTTACGGGTATCGTAGTCACCTTTAGAAATGTATGAAGCATTCTCAAAGTATTCTTTTGCTGATCGTACTCCTAAGAACCAACCAACACTTTGATCCATTAGCACACGCACAAAGGCGTAGTAGTCACAGTTCTGCTTGCGTGTTACATCAGCCACACTACAGTCATAGTGAGGCTTAGGCTTGACAGTAGTCTTCTTAGTTTTAACATCTACCTTCTGCCCATCAACAACAATATCATAGTCCATAGTGTTTTGATGTATGCCACCTATAACTTGTAGTGCTACTAGCTCACCTAGAAAACCAAACACATTACCCTGTCCCCTAGTAATACTACGCCGAAGGATGCCCATCTCCTCAGACATATCATGTGCAGTATTTCTCATGTCATTAGAGATTTTAACTTCGATCATTAACTTTCTCCATGTCAACGTAAAATACAATAGGAGGATTCTTAGCAGCAGATACCCTTGAAGGTTCCTCTGATAGTGCGCCCTTCCAACAGTCATGTTTGAAAGAGCAGAAGGAACACTGCCTAATTAGTTTATGATTACCAGTAAGCTTGCTGCGAAATGTTTCTGCTTCAGGCTTAAAGCAACGCTCAAAGATGTTAGCGTTAACCTTGTCTGCTGTAGCAGATAGTTTCTTGACAACCTCTTTAGTATCACTCTCGTAAGCTACATACTTGAACTGCCCACTGGCTTGATTGATAACCCACCAACCTCCAGCAGGTACGTTAGCACCTGTACTGTACACAGCAAGCTGCCCTACATAACCAAACGGATCATCCTTCTCAAGGTTCTTACCATCTGTGAACTTATTGTTGTATGACCATGGGCTGGTAGATTTAATGTCATCCACTGCACCGTCAACAATTAAGTCATACTCACCAGAGATATCAGTGTTACCAATCTTAGCTTGGATACGCTTAGGTTCTTTGTAAGTAACATTGGCCTCTCTTAGAAGACCCTTGAACAAAGCCTCTACCATATCGCCAAAGACCATACGCACTAGGAAGGTAGTGTGTAAGGGTTCTTCTTTCTCTGGGTGGTTCTTCTGATACCACAACTGACAAGCAGGTCTACCGACGTTGGAAGCACGGAGGGTAAAACCCCCCGTACCGCCACGCCGTTCACAGAACTGCCTACGCAAAGATTTAGCTACATCATCAGCAATCTGACGAATGTTCTCCTCTGACATAGTTTTCTTATTGGTAGTTACCTGTTCTAGATAACTATGTACTGCTAGTTCTGCTGCATGTTCCATGATAAACTAAGCAACGTCAGTTGCGTTAGTAACATCAATGAAACTGTTAACAGTGTCTTCATCTTCTAGTGACATGCCACTAGTAGCTTTTAGATCATAGTTCTTTTTGATACCTTGGTTAATGTTCTGTACCCATAGCTTGAAGTTAGCGAACAACTCCTTCTCTTCTTCCGCAAGTGGAAGAGTAGTGGTGAAGTCTACCTTAGTAACAGGCTTGTAGATCATGTTGCCATTAGCCATTGCTTCACCTGTAGTAGTTAGTTCAATGTGATGCTGTGGTAGCAAGCGACGATTGCTTGCGAACTTGTCAATGATAAGTCCGATAGTCTTGAACGCATCCTTGTTATCAATTTCCCAGATGACAGGGATACCCTCTTCAGATGACACTGGCTCACCAGTATTGTCTACTGCATCATGTAGTGTAACCAGACCAAACAAAGCACGTACTCGTTTAACTGACATGAACAGTTTCTGTTGTGCCTCTGGTAGGTCACCCCAGTTCTTGATGTATCCAGCAGGACGACCACAGTTAACCTTGCCATCAGTATCAATCAGATCATCACGACCAAACTGTGACTGGCCTACCATGACAGACTTTACGAAGCGACCCTTACGTCCTTGATCATCAGGCTTAACGTATGGGATGTACCTACTGTAGAAAAACTGCTGAAGGAAAGGTTTGAAAGATACCTTATCTGCATAGCTAAATTCACCATTAGCATCTTGCAATCGGTAGGTACCTCCCGGCACCACCTCAACCTGTCGGGACTTACCCTTGACCTGCTCAGTACCCATGATGGACTGATGCCAGATACGCAAGCGAGCCAGTGAGGAGTTGTTAGATTCAGCAGCAGAGGTAGATTTTACGGCAATACCCATAGCTTCTGCCATGCTGTCGAAGTTATTAGTAGTGTCTAGGGTTACGATGTTATTCATTTAATTCTCCATGTGTAAAAGGAATACCAGTATACTTATATTCTCACAAGTATCAAGTAATATCTTCCATAATCATCCAGTTTTTTCCTGACTTAGGTTCAAGTACAAGAGGAACATCTAGTGTCACATTAAACCTAGCAAAAATTGCTGAAGGTAACTGCTCAATAGTTTCCTCTACCGTCTTAACTACATTAGCTTCCTCGTTAGGGTACACATCAATGACAGCACTATCATGTACACTGTTTACTAGGATACTCTTGAGGTCTTTCGACCGCATATTTCTTTCGAGCAAGAGTAACGTAGTCTGAACAATGTCTGCGGCAAATGATTGCACAGGATAATTTTTAACCATTGTAAAGTTTGTAATCTTACCAGAGGGTAGTCGCTTGGTATTGGGAAACTCAAACTGTCTACCCGAAGGTGTTGTTACGTAACCATGTGTCATTACCTCAGTAGCTAGATCACGATGCCATGATGCAATACCCTTGTATTTAACTAGAAAGTTTTCGTAGTAGGAAGCTTCAGAAGGTGTCCGTCCAAAGCCTGTAGCACCAAACAAAGGAGCGAAGGTATGTTCCTTAGCCTGTTGCCTAGTAATAGTCTGACCGGCCTCAGTGATGATAGACGCAGTGTAACTATGCACATCAAAGCCTGTCTGTATTTCTTCTATAGCAAGTTTGTCTTTGCTTAACTCTGCTGCAACTCTAAACTCCAACTGAGCAAAGTCAGCCTCAAGTACTGTACCATTATCCCAACGAGAAGTAAACACTTTCTTGATAGGAAACGTGTTGCCTCGTGGCATATTGTGTAGGTTAGGTGAGTCAGATGCCAACCTACCTGTACTAGTCCGATGCTGTGTCATACGAACATGTAACCTACCATCTGATTTAGTAAAGGTTTGTATGCCGTCAACAAAAGCAGAGAGGTAAGTATCAAGTGCTGACAACCTACGTACCTTGAACAAGAAGTCCCTAGCACTTTCCATGTTGTTACTGATAGCAACCTTTTCAAGAAACTCTAAGGTTCTTTTGTCTGTCTTAAAACCATGAGCAGCAATGTAAGAGTTAGCATTAGCACTAAACTTTAACCCAGCAACTCTGGTGTTAGGCACAAAGACTACACCTGCTGTGTCACAGGTAAGGCAACGTCGCTTGGCCTTGCCCTTGCTACCATCTTTCTTTCTAGGGAATGAGTAACCCTTACCCTGACATACAGTACACTGGAAGACTTGAGTCTTGTAGATAATATCACTGTTGTTCTCTACAATAGAATAGAACTCTTTCTTCTTAGTGTACATAGGAAAGAGAGAGGCCCATGTGGACTTGTCTTTAGGCTTACGACTGTAGATCACCCTACTCAATTGTTCTGGAGAAGATAGGTTGATAGGTGTATCGCCCATAAGCTTGTGTACCTGCTCTTCAAGAGAAGCTACTAACACAGCACGCTCTTCAGTAAACTCCTTACGAACATCCTCTAGTACATCAAGGCTCACCTTAAAGCCTCGTTGGTATACACGAGCAAGCAGTACACACATATCGTTAGTCAAGTCTATAACAGGATGCAAAGGACAGTACGTTTCCTTGAACATCTTCTTACGTAGTTCATTAGATAGTTCTTGGGTACTACGTACATCTTGTAAGCAATACTCAAGCAGTTCATCTTTAGGTATTGCATCAACAGTAATACCTTTCTTAAGATACTCTGACAGGGTACCAAGCTTCTGATTATCTAGCTCATACCTCTCAGCTACTGCGTCAAGAGACAACGGCTGCTTCACTGCCCGTTGCAGTACATACTCTACCAGTAGGGTATCAAAGACGGGACCGTCATACTTGAAGCCGCATTCCCACAGCCAGATCAATTCATGCTGTGCATTGTGGCATATAAGTACAGTAGCCTCATCTAGTAGTGCTTGCAACGCAACGTGGTCATCGTTGTTGTACACTACTTCTTTATGGTTAAACCAGAAGTGATGCTCATCACCAGCGTCTGACTTAGCACACACAAGCACCAACTCATTACCCTCAGTGAAAGGGTCTAGCATAAGCTTTCCCTCTGGGGAACGACATGCTGTGTTCTCTATATCAATAGTAAGTTTCATTACGCTTCGTACCTCGCTGTTAACGGGTTAAGTACTGTCGTAACTTTACCGTGACGACCAGTGAGTTTGTTCTTAACGATACACCAGTGCCTAGTCCAATCTTCCTCCTCTTGCCCATCAAACGTGGGGTTGTTAGTGATACATATCAAGAGGTCAGCTTCAGATGCCTTACCTGTTTTCGATCCTTCAAGCATTGACATGCTGGCATTGACCTTACCCTCTGCCTCTGCCGACAACTGTGACATAGCAAAGATAGCTGTGTTGTATTCTTTACCTACAATACGTAACCGAATATAGGTAGCCTTAAGCTGCTCATGCCCAGCAGTGAATACTCCTCCGGGCAAAAACTTATCAGCCATGTCTGCAATTAAGATGTCAGGCTTGTATGCTTTAACTGCACCTTCTAGCCTGTCCATGTCCCAGCTTGTAGCGTCAGAGATAAACAGGTTATCTTTAAGTAAAGCAATACGCTTTTCTGCTTGACTTTTATTCTTTCTAATCTCATCCAGTGACATACCACAACAGGCAGTGAGATACCTACCGGCCACACGAGTAGCACGTTCCTCGTTAGCCAGCACCATAACCCGTGCCCCTTGCTCAATGAAGCCACCGGGACCGGCACATAAGCTGGCATGACTACTAGTCTTGCCTGTGTTAGGTCGTGCCGCAGCGACAATCAACTGACCGGCATTGATACCCGGAATCATTTGAGCAACAGTAGGGATGTTGATAGTCCACTTAAACTCTAGATCATTCTGTGTAAGTAGATACTCAATGTCTATAGGCTCAAAGTCTACTCGTAGAGAAGGGGTGAAGTTATCTGCATGTTGATCAATGAACTCACGTACTGGATGTAAGGATGTGATCTCGCCATTAGCTATCTTGAAAGACAGGTCAGCTAACTCATCAGCAGATGCCTCACGGTTTAACTGGGTCAGCACATCATGTGCTACCTCTTTGGATAGTGGCTGCTGTATAAGAACCTTCTGAAAGATACTACGATACACATCCTTCTGTGCAGAGGTAAGTGTAGGATTAGCAGTGAAGAACAAAGCTTCTAGATCATCAGTGCCTAAGTCTTCTTTGTATCTAAACATAGCATCATCAAGGACACGCTTGATTGATTTAGTTTCCTTCGATCTGAACACACCTTGTCGTGCAAAGACTTTGTTAGTGTCATAAAACTCTTTGTTCAAGAGCGTCTTCATTAGTCCGAGTTCCATACTCATCCTGCAAACTTCCTTAAATAAGCCATGTCTGATGGCATCCTATATTTTATATCGTCCTGTAAGTTTAGCGCAAACACATCTGGAAAGGTAGACCTAAGTGTTGAGGTGATCTGTAGTGTCTTGCGTTTAGCGTCAGGGTCTAGTGCAACAATGATCTTTGAATAAGGTTTAAGGTAGTCAATGTACGGAGCAAGAAGGTTAGTACCTAACAGGCCGAAGCCTACCAAATTCTCCATCTCACCGACAACACTTGCCGATACACAATCCTCCACCACCACCGCAACTTCACCCTCGCCGTATACATAAGGGACTTGCGCTTCACCATAGCGTTTCCATTTAGGTGCGTAAGTGTTTCCTCCAACAACACGACCAGTAGCATCGACAATTTTTCTATCCTTCTTAACTAGGAATACAACGCGATCTTCCTTGACATCATACCTAGTGTCTATGTGTCTAGCGTTCAAGTCATACTGTAACATCCACTCATTCATTGCGGGATGTGACCTTACCCAATGGGTAGGCTCGTTAAAGGCTGCGTTCTTATGCGCCTTACTTTCTTTCATGTTGCTTAGGTCAGCAATAGTAATGGGTCTGTCTGACTTACCTGATAGCTTACAAGTATTCTTATAGCAGTTGTATAGTACACCTCCTATGTTTCTTGAAACAGTGAATGTATTTCTACCACCACAAATAGGACAGTCACCTCGGTAAGATGAATCCATATCCAGTGGGGGTAGCTGATCGAGGGCTGCTTGTAATGACATAGCCTACCTGTAACCGAAGTGCATTATAATTCCACTGAAGTATATCACAAGTATAGCAGAGTTCAACACAATTAAAGCACGATCAAACCATAGCAGACCAACACACAACCATAGCGACACACCTGCTGCCATGATAAAAAGATTGTAGGGTTCAATATCGTATGAGTTAAAGACTGCACCTACAATGATAGTAAACGTAGCCATCCACTTGATGAACCAACTAAGGTCATGCGTTGGTGTTTTCTTTTTCATGTTACACCTCATTCATTAAGTTGAAAGTTCCTTTTAGTTGCTGCGTTCTTAGCTTGCTCAACACTGATCCTAGTGTAAGGCGTAAGACTAGCACGGCTCTTGTGTCCACTGAAGGACATCATCTCATTATCTGTAGCGCCGTGATTAGCTAAGTCAGTCAGTACTGTACGCCGTATGTCCCTAAACTGTAGCTTATCTGGTATGTTAGCAACCTTAGCTAACCTCCTGAAAGTATGGCGTAATCCGCTTTCAGTGTATGGTTCCATAGTGTTAGGGTTGGGTACAACCCAAGGTTGAAATCCATAGTACTCCTTTTGATCCACGATCATTCGCTTAAGATTATCCGAGATAGGTATGCCGGGGATATGTTCTCTAGTTTTTTCAATAGACTCACGAACATATAGCTGCTGCTCTAAGTCAAAGTTTTCCCATTGTACTAACCTCATATCTCCAGCACGTTGACCTAGCTCTGCATTGATACGAATGAGTAGGCCAATGTTTCTCCATCGCCTCTCAGCGAAGGCTGTCTTGAGTATGCTCTCAAAGTTAGCGTTAGTCCAGACAGTATGTCTTGGTGCTGCTTGCATCCTTTCTACTAGAGACCAAGGGTTCCTGTCTAACAGATCATGTTTGATTAACACGTTCCATGCTCGCACTGCTACCTGCACTGTGTAGTTAGCACCACGAACACCCTCACCCTGTGACTGCTTAATCATTAGGTAGTACAAGTCTTGGCAGGTAGAAGGTCTAAGCTTGTCAATAGCTACACTACCTACAGTCTTACCTTTGTACTGTAGTTCACATAGCTTACGTAGTAGGTACGCATACTGATTGCGAGTAGCGTCACGCCGGATGGCTATAGTAAACTGAGGAAGACTAAGATACTTATCTACTACATCACTTAGTACTTTGATCATGCTTGCACACCTCAATCAATCGCTCAAGATACCACCTACACTTCTCTAAGTCTTCTATAGGCTTACCCTTGTAGCGATAGCGCCATAAGTATTTCTCTGCGTTACCTTTCAGGTACCCACAAAATTCTTCTGTACTCATAGACTCTTCGATAGCATCAATGCACTCTATCTTTCCTGTGTTGTAATGCACAGGCTGATGTACATTATCAGGGTAGTTGGCTGACGACATAGCTGTACTCCTCTAACTCCTGTATTTTATTTCTAAGTCTAACGATCTCATCAGCAGCATCGTTTAAAAGACCAGTCCAATAAGGCGCTAGTGTTGGGCGCATTGTTCTAAGTAATTCAACGAGGTCTTGTTCTTGAGCTTTCATAGTGTGCCGTACTCCTCTTGGTCTATTGTATAATATACATTGCCTAATGCAGACAGGTGTATGTAGTGCTGACATACCATACATGGTTTAGCTAGCCTTGTCGAGCCATCTTTACCCAAACGAATAACATACATAGTCAGCCCCTCAATGTTATCCAGCCCTGCTCTAAACATAGCGTGTGTCTCAGCGTGAAGACACGGATACTCTGTAACCCTAGCCAGCTTAGTGTGTGTCTTGTAACTATTAAAGCCAGCCGAGATCACATGAGTATCTCGCATCACCACTGCACCTAACCTAAACTTACCACGACCTACACCAGTAGCACACAAGGCTGCTGTTCTAGCGTGATCAAATCCTTTAGGTGCCATCAGTAAGTAGGAGTGCCGTCGCCGCCCCAGATTACGTCACCAGAACGCAGTGCATCTGCAAGAGGGTCACGCTCTTCTTTAGGCGCTTCGTTCCTGTCACCAGTACCACTGAACTTATTTATAAACGGTAGGTCTTCTTCCTCTTCTTTAACACTGACGGCCTTTAAGTCCTTGATAATAGCCATAACTTCATTGGCATCATCCCATGATAGACGCCTTACCTTATTGAGGATTGCCTCGGCGTTCTCTTTAGTAAGTAGAAAGTATTTCTGATCTGACATGCTTAACCTCCACTGTATCCTGCTGCCACACGAGCCTTCAAGGCTTGCGCTAACTTCTCTTCCTTATCCTTGTCATCATCGCAACTCATCACGATGACATGGTTCTCAAACCATGAGGCCCGAGATTCTGCTGTAGCTTTCTTCTTGTCTTTAGTCATGCTTACTCCTTCACTAGGTTTTTCCAACTGATGGGGAACTCTATAGCACAGTGATTACTTATAGACTGTGCCACCTCTCGTGTCTCTGCTTGTGCGTCCTCCTTTAATCTTAGATTACATACACGACTGAAAGCATAGACGCTACCACTCCAGTACCAACTCGTCATCATATCTTGAGGTAGTAACATACGTGCTTGCTCTGGGCATACCTTCAACTTCAGTAGTCTATTGTAGCAGTTCAATGCTACAGCATCATACTCCTCCTTTATACTTTTGACAACCTTCTGTGAAGGCACAGGCTCAGACATACTGCCTTGCTTCTTGTCTGTTGCCCTACGCCTCCACTCAGTAGGAGAATAGAACTCAGGTTCGCTGTCTACATACCTGCGGCTTACCTCATTCCATGCCAACCCTACCTGATGTTTCTGTAGCTGACGCGCTACAAAGATAGGTGCGTCAATCTTAAACTGCATGAACACATGAGAGAACGGCGACCAATGTCCGTGCACTGCAAGGAACTTGATCAGCTTCTCATCGCCTTCATCTAGTTCTTCCTTGTGTTTAGCAAAAGATACACGGGCAGCATTAGCTACTGTGAGATCACTACCCATGCTATCCATTCGACTGACATGTATGACTGCCACTACTCCTCCTCATCCTCCAGTATTAAGTCCAATGCTACATCTCTATCCCAACCTAAGATCTCAAGATTATCCAGTAGCGAATCCCTTGTGATGTATCCTAAGTTATAAGCGGTTATAACTACGTGCATCTCCTTTTCCCATCTGGCTCTTGCAAATTCAGCGTAAGGTACTACGTTGCTATGCCCAGTCATGTTCTAATCTCCACTCATCAATGTAATTAATGGGATCATCCTCATCATCTATTGTATCTTTGTAATTAACTATGCCTCGGCGGTCATGCTTATCAAGCACATAGAACTTGCGGTACGCAGTGATAGCATCATCATCCTTGTACTCATCCGGCATAGCTTGCGGTGGGGGTACGAAAGGATCATGGGCAATACGAGTAGGCGGTGAGGTCAGTAGCTTGGACAGCTTGATGAAAGTCTTGTGCTTCCTGTGATACCTACGCTCATACTCAAAGGACAGAGCAACAAACAACTCAACCAACCAAGCGTAATGCTCTGACGACTGACGCACCCATACATTAGATGGGTGGTTTTTATGTGTAGCCTTGTACAGTAGCTCCTCCATGTCGGGATCAGCCATCATATAGCCGCATACCACAGGCTTCTTGCTACCCTCACGCATGATGGGCATACCATCCAGCACTCGGTGTGCTGTCGATAGCATCTGCCCATACTCCAGTATCATTTTAACTACGTGCTTGTCACAGTGCATAGCTGCACAAGTGATAGGGTCATGGTGTAGATAAAATATATTCATAGTGAACTCCTCATCAGGGGTGTGCTGAACT